TATCTCCATCTATTATTACTGCCATATTAACTCCATGTTCCTATACTTGTATTTGATCCACTAGCACCTAGTGGAGAGATTTTGAAATAACTTCCTGCTGCGGTAGTCATGGCACCGCCTGGTGCTACTGACAGTTGATATTGAGGGATAAAGGTTCCAGAAGCGTTAACCGATGCTGTTCCTTTAATCATAATAGTATGGTACTCTGCGGCAGTAGTAGATGTTACGATTCCACCACCACTTGCACTTGTAAATGTTGCAGAATACACATTGGTTCCCGCTAGCCCAAAAGCAGTATTATTATAATTATCATATACCGTAAAAGCTATATTATTAAATGTTGCGGTACCACCAAAAAGTATTGAAAAAACATGAGTAGTACCACCTAATGTTTTGCTTAAAAGTGCGAGACACTCAAATTGATAAACAGTACTACCAACCAATGTAACACCAACCCCTAATATACTTTGAGCAGTAGTCACATTTGCACCAACTAAAGCACTATTCAATCTATAGAACTGTTCTGCTGGAATCAATCCAGTACCTAATCCATTCACCGTAGCGGATGGATATTGACTAGTATCTAACAATAATGCGTTAGTACCATTAGTCTGTAGTTGAAGATTACCAGTAGAGTCTGAGACATACTTCAGTCCCGGAACACCGCTGACTACACCGTTATCTGCATTTATTATAGTTGACATATTTTATAACTCCGCATTAAATATTACACCAAAAGCACCGGTAGTGTTTGTTAAATAAGTCACAATGCCTACTGCACCCGGGGTAGCTGAAGATCCAAATGCCAACAGATAAAAACTTCTACTGGTTACAGTATTAAGAGTTAATGTACTTAATGCAGTATAATTTCCACTATTAACATTATAAGTTGCATACGTGGTTGCAGCAGCTTCTAGAACTAAAGTAGGAACTGCGAACATTGGTACAGGCATTTGTCCATGAAAAAATCCATTATTAGCAGGAGTACCAAAACATCCGGCTGATAAAAACGTTTGAGGGGGTCCGCCAATTAATTTATAACAATATCTTTGACATAATGATAACTCACGACCGATGTCACGATAATCAAACGATGTAGCTTGTGTTCCTTTTTCAAGTTGAATAGTATCAATTACCCATGTGCCACTAGTCTGTGCTCCTACTGTGAATACTATCTGAATTCCTGTAGTAGCCGCAGATGGAATAGATATCTGTGCCGAATATTGCGCCCTAGTTGATGTGACTGTGAATGTTCCAGTAGCTATTTGAGTCACGGTTGGACTTGCTAATGAGCCAAATGTGTTTGCTGTATTAGCATAATAAGCTGTCCATGTAACTGTTGACAATAGTGAATTAGAGATATAGCAACTAAGTGTAGCAGTCGTGTTTGCCAAATCATAGCAGTTAAGTTGCTCAATACGTTGACCAAATCCGATCGCAGTGACACTTGCAGCGCCTGTGAATTGATAACGATATTGTGATGACTGATATGATCCGGCTATCTGTTGACCTGTAACATTTGCACCAGTACAATATGCATACCATCTATCTACTGTATAAGCAAGAGCCGCAGCCGCTGTTATAGTTTGTGCTGCGCCGCTATTACGTTGGTCAACTGACAATCCACCGTTGATGAATCTATTTTTGAACCCAAAAGTATTCACTGACGATACACTACCCGTGACGGATAGTGCATTTGCTGAGGGTGTTATTGAATCTATCGCTAATGTTCCGTATGGCATTCTTTAATCGTCTTTCAGTATGTATTTATCCGTTACCATTATCTAGTTTCATTTTTATAGTACTACCCAACGTTGTCCTGACGGTACTGTGACAGTAACACCTGAATTAACTGTTATTGGACCTACACTCAATCCATTCGTTCCACTTGCGAAAGTATAATTTGCAGTAATGTTATTTGATGCCACATATATAGGTGGACTAGTATTTGGAAAAGCTGTTCCTGTTCCGCCGCCTGATGATGGGATTACTGTTAGTGCCATATAATTACCTTTATGTTATTTAATTTATTAATTTGATGCATTAAACATTAACCATATAAAATAAGCCGTCATTGCCTACACCATTAGAACCTGCCCTACCATTTCCCGCAGTGCCTCGCAATGGATTTGATGATTGCGCTGGTGTATTAAGACTTCCGGTAGTTGTAGTTCCACTTCCAACCGATGCATGTAAATACCCTGATCCTCCACCTGCGCCGGGTGCATACGCTGAATTGTCTCCGCCTGATGCTCCTCCCCAATAACCTCCGCCGCCACCTGATAAACCATTAGCACCTGTCAATGCTGTACCACTAGCAGAACCTCCAGCTCCTGTGCCTGCACCACCTGCACTTTGTGTGCCGCCGCCGGGTTGTGCCCCTGTTCCATTGTTACCTGCTTGTCCACTTGATCCACCACCTGCGCCTGCTGCGGCTGATCCACTGCCACCGCCTGCACCTCCGCCGCCACCTGCTATCATTCTTGCATTTGCTTGTGTTATAGAAGTTACGAAAATCCCAGTATACCCGCCGCCGCCGCCCCTAAGAGAATCACCATTGCTGCCGCCCCCGCCCGTAGCAGTTCCTGTACTACTACCGCGGCCACCTTGACCTACTAAAATTATATAACTTACTCCACTTGAAAGAGTAAGAGTACCATTGGAATAACCACCACCTCCGCCTGTGCCGTTTTGCGTACCTGCACCGCCACCTGCACCCCACATTGTAATAGTTACAGTAGCTGAATTAGTGGGTGTAATAGTCCATGTTCCAGTAGAAGATAAAGTTAACGGCCCGTCTATTCCTGTATTCCATGAAGTTTTTCCACTTACTGCAGGGGATATTGTAAATATAAATCCATATGCGCTGGGCCATGCGTTATTCTGTATAGCAATTTTTTGATCGTCAATTGAGTACACTCGACTCGTTGAAGAAACCGTTTGCGTCTGCACAGATCCAATAACTCCAAAATTCGCTCTAGTTCTCATGTTAGCTGCTTATCAATTCGTATGAAGCTGTGATAGTCACAGCAGAGTTTGCAGTCACGTTTGCTTGTATGACATCACCTTCTTCTAAATATATTGATGTATCTTTAGCTAGTAATGTTAATACTGAATTAGCTGGGATAGACACATTTCCTCCTAAATAGTATACTGTTGCGCTACGATTGAGTACTACATTTGCGCCAACAGCCGATGCCGTATAATTACTCAAAATTATATTATTCAATTTATCTACTGTACCACTACCTGAACTGTTGGTAATTACATTAGCTGTAACTGTAGTCAAATTAACGACCGCAGTTTTTCCCGTTATTGACGCTGCTGATATTAAATTTGGTGCTGCCATTTTATCCTCCGAATATTAATGAATAACCTAATGCTCTGGCGCTAGTTGCAGTATTTGCATATGTAATAGATGATATGGTAGTTACTTGAATACTTGCCCCACTAACTGGAGCACCACTAAGTGTTAGTACAGAACCTAATACACTATATGCTGAACGTAGTTGACTAACACCATCTATTACCACTGTTGTATTATTTATTGTAGCCGGAGCAGTACTTAATGTAAACGCGGTCTGTGACCCTGTTCCTGTAAAAGTATCAGAATAGATTGTTGACGATCCACTTCCTCCGCCACCACCTGCACCACTACCACCAGTGATACTAGTAAATTCTACAGCTACTGTATTAGCAGGAGCAGAACTGATTGTGACTATATTACCTGTTAAACTATATGTAGTATGGGGTTGTGTTACACCACCAATAGCTAAAGATACATAGTTTGCATTTGTTGGGGTAACAGATAATGTGAAATTTGTCTGTACACCATTACCAGTGAACGTATCAACCGTAACAGTTGTTGTGCTAGGAGTAGACCAAGATAGTGTTCCACTACCGTCTGTAGTCAATACTTGTTGATTAGCGCCGCCGGTGATGTGTAAATTACCAACATTACCCAATGATACGTTTGCCCCAGATAATACTACGTTGCCAGTGATATTAGCAGTACCGTTGATATTAGCACCTGTGCCGGTGATTATCATTACGTTACTGTTACCAACAGCACTCATAGTTATGTTGCCGTTTGCAGTAGCTATACTTACATTACTATTTCCATTACTGATATTTGAACTGCTGCCACTCGCAATACCAGTCAACTGACTACCATTACCAATATAATAAGTAGCACTAACATTACCTGTGATAGCCAATACACTAGTTGTTTTATCAAAGGTTAAATTAGCACTACCGTTTGCGGTACCTGCATCATTGAATATAACTTGAGTATTGCTACCTGCTACTGGCCCAGTAGCACCAGTAGATCCAATTGCACCCGTAGCACCTGTGCTACCCAAACCAGTAGCACCTGTAGCACCTGTTGTTCCTATATAACCAGTAGCGCCTGTTGCACCTGTTGTTCCAACGACACCAGTAGCACCTGTAGCGCCTGTAGTTCCTATATAGCCAGTAGCGCCTGTCGCACCTGTTGCGCCAGTATTACCTATTGTTCCAGTAGCACCTGTAGCACCAGTAGTTCCTTGTGTTCCGGTTGCACCTGTAGCACCCGTTGATCCTTGTACACCTGTTGCACCAGCAGCGCCAGTGGCGCCTGTAGTGCCAGTGTATCCTGTAGCGCCTGTTGCACCTGTACTTCCATTATTGCCTGTAGCACCAATTGCACCAGTAGCACCGGTTGCTCCAGTGCTACCTAAACCAGTAGCGCCTGTCGCACCTGTTGCTCCAGTACTACCAGTATAACCAGTTGCACCAGTAGTTCCTGTATATCCAGTAGCACCCGTTGCTCCAGTTGTACCAGTATAACCAGTTGCACCAGTTGCGCCTGTGCTACCGTTGTTTCCTGTTGCTCCGGTAGCACCAGTACTACCTATATTGCCAGTAGCACCTGTTGCACCTGTAGTTCCTGTATATCCAGTAGCACCTGTTGCTCCAGTTGTTCCTTGTATGCCAGTTGCTCCTGTAGCACCAGTGTAACCAGTGGCTCCGGTCGCGCCTTGATATCCCGTAGCACCTTGAATACCTACAGCACCTGATAAGTTTACACTCCATGAACTATATGTACCTGAACCAACGAAAGTCTCTTTAGTAAATAATAACGCTCCTGTACCAGGATTATAACTGTTTACAAGTCCATATTGAATATTAGTTGCGTTAAAAGCAACGATTATGTCTTG